CGCGACTTAGGTGTGCTTTACTCTTTTGAAAACTGGTGGCTTGGAATTGATGAGACGCATGCTGCCACCAAGGAATCAGATGCTTATACTATATGGTACGAGAATGTCGAAAGGCCGCCTATACTCTGCATATTGTGCTCAAGGATAAAGTTCGATGATGATATAAACAGGATGTTCGAGGGCAGACAGATAACATCATTGCCCTGCTCAAGCAGCCTTTCGCACAAATGCGAGCCTATAAAGCCCGCCCCGCCTGTAACGAGTATTGTCATCTGCCACTGGCCCCCACAACTTTCGAGTAATCAAGCTGGCCTTCTGGTGTGGTCTGACCGCCCGCAGCCGTTCCTGTAACAAACTCGTCCGGCTTGACCTGTTTGTATATCTCAAGAAAAGTCTTAACAACAACGGCGTTATCCTTAAGGCCGGAAGATTCCATTAAATCAACAAATTCCTTCCCTCCAAACAAATCATATCCCCGTCGTGCAAATTCCAGATTTTTGTCGTAATCCGCTCCCCACTCGCCTTTTAGCTTGTTAGCAGATTCTTCAGCCGCTTTGTCCGTTTCCTTCTTTTCACCTTCCTTTATTGTATTGAAAATACTCATCTGGTTATCCAGTACAAGTTTGGCAAGTCCCTCAAAAACGGTTTTGGGTATGTGGTTGGCGTGGGCGTAATCTTTGGCGGCCTTCATCAAATCTTCGCTGAATAACATCCCTTCCGGCATTTCAGCAGGCGGTTTGACCTCGTATCCGTCCACCGTTTCCGGGCAGCCTACTTTGGCGCGGAAAGCCTTAATCTGCTCTTCGGTCGCCTCTTTCGGCAGGGGCTGAATGGACTTGCCTATCAACTTGTCCTTATTCAGATAGCTTTTGACTATGCTTGCTATGCTCTTGTGGTCGCCGAGGTCGCCTGTTTTCAGGTTGCCGGTATCGTCCTTCTCGAAAGTGTCCTCTGGAAGATTATTCATCCATCCTTCCTGAAAAATGCCGTCGTCGCCTAAAATCATATCTGCCATTACTGCATCTTCGCTCATTGTGATTCCTTTCTGAATATCCTTTTCAATAAACCAACTTTCTTTTGTTTCATTGACTTCTTTACGCTTATTGTACTGTTATAAATATCCTGCCACGCACCCGCATCAGACAGTATTTGCTTCGCTATATAATTCATTTCCACTTGCGCTTCGGCGGATATGTTTGTATCTCTCATGCTCCAAAAACCAAGCCTGTCAACAATGTCGGCAAGCACGCGCCTTGCCAAATCATCTCTGAAGACAAGCCGATAGTAGTTCCTTCTTTCTTTTTCATCCTTAAATATCATTTCAGTCTCAACTGCTCTTTGAGCTTGTAGTTTTCCTCAATCAAATTAAGACATTGCTTGTTCCGTATATACTGGGTTTCAAGCATTTCCTTCTTCTTCTCGTTTGAGATAAAGTTTTTGCCGCGAACTATGTAAATGTCGAGGAGCGGGATTTTCATATCTGAGCGCTAAATTCGTTGTCCTTGTTTTCGGGGACAGATACCCGTTTGTTTTCATCCTTCTTCGGGGGAATATAAGCCTCGTTTTTGTTCCTCATAACTCTGAGCATTTCTTCTTCGTCCTTGTCGTCCATTTTTGCATCTACTAAAGCCATTTTATTCTCCTTCAGCCTCAACCAGTTTTCTTGCTGCTTGGACTTTCATAATACCTATCTCTCAACTAATTTCACACGAAATAAACCATCAAGCTCAAGCCCCATATATCTAAATTCCGGCTTAAGAACAAATCTTGTTATTCCACTTTGCGTTACTTGTAAAATATCCTGCAATATCTTCCCTGATTCATTTACCAAAGCTAAATAAATCAAGCCACTATCCATGTCATATAACTTAAAGAACAATTCGTCTTCTTTGTCTTTTTTGAACACTTTTAATTTCATAATACATTCTTTGCGCTTTGCCTTTATTCTCCCGTTAATGCGGCCAGAACAGAATCCGGCTCTACGTTTTTGCTTATCTTCGGCACGGCATCGGCGGCCTGACCTGCCTGCTCAAGTGCCTGCTCCGCCTGCAACTGCTGGGCGCGTGTCTCTCTTATAGCCTCCACTTCCTCGTCTTTACGCATTACCTTCTCCGGCATACCGTGAGACTCCATTAGAACCTCGGCGGCCTTGTCCATATCAATCTTGTCGAGTACCGTATTCGGCTGGCCCGCCGACATCTGGGCCTGAACAATGGGGGCTATCGAGGCAAGGCTGTGAGTTATACCTTGGGTCTTGAATAAGCGTTTCTGGGCTTGCGGCAACGGGCCTATGAAGTTTACATTTATATCGCCCTTGCTGTATTCCTGAACTATCGCCGGGGCTATCGGCAAACGTCCGGCGTTGTACTCTATCCAGAATACGTTACGATGAACCTGCTGCAAGGCCGAGCTTATAGTTCCCAACTGCGGTCCCATCACAATCGCCTTTTCGCCCTGCATCTCCATAACCTGCGTAGCGGTCAAGTCCGTCTTATTTCGTGCGGCCTCCTGTAACATCAGAAAGTAATCTACACTGAAATACTCTTTTATCCTCTGCTGGATTCGCTCCTCCCTGTCAACACCGATGGGATAGTTTATCTTCTCTACTATTGGTTTTATCTCTTTGGAAATATCCCGGTAATAGTTTTCCCCGCCCGGGGCCAAATCCGCCATCCCCTTCATTTCTGCCGGTATCCACATGGCAGGATTGACTGACTTTTGGACCGCCTCAAGCATTGTAGCGCCCATCTCATTGTCTATATATACAGAGATTATGGCGTCAAAAATTATGCCGTATCCGTAGGGTCTGTCCTGTTTGCCAAGCCTCAAAATTGAGGGAAATAACGGCAAACCCCGCTTTCTGATTAACTTCTCACCGACAACCTGCACATAAATCGAAACGTAATCCATACCCGAAGCACCGATATTGCCCACAATCTTCTCAGTATTTGGGTAAATTGCGTGGATGAACTCCCATTTTTCAGTCATTCTCTGATTGTTTTTCAGAGCAAACTGTAAAGGCTCACTCAGCTTGGCGGTCTCATTTTTGAACTTCTCGGCCACCTGCCTCGTGGTCAGCTTGAATTTGTGGTGCATAAGATTTGCACTGCCATAAATGTCGTCTTGAAGCCACACACTTCGAGGATGTAAAACCTGAAAACAGCATAAATTCCTGTCCTCAATTTCCTCACAGGTCATCGTCGCCGTTCCGATTGCTCCGCCATCCCTTAACCACGTGCCTAATATATGGCTATCGTAGAAATTCGACTTACGATAAGCCGGATACATAACCTCATCACACTCCTGCAGCCATTCCCTTACCTCGTCAACATCATTAAGCCAGTTCTCGCCAAGCTGGGTCTGAAACCATTGAATTGCCGGCGATACGTGATGGCCGTAAAGCCCGTCCGCCCAGATATTCAGTGATGTTATGGCGGTGTCAGCGTGGACTCCTTCACCCCTTTGCTGGCCCGTTTTCTGGACATCATCGTAATCAGACCGACGCGGATATCCTAATTCCGTTGCCTCTTTAGCAAGGTCATCGAAATACTTGCGCTCGTCCTCAAGCTCACCCTGCCGGGCTATTATCTGCTTTACGAGTTTCTGCTGTTCCATTGTCGGTTTCCATTTCTATCATTTCGCCCTCGCAGTCGCTAAAATCTACAGGCAGACTCAACAGTGCCTCTGTTAAGCCAATTTTGCCATCAATAACCTCATCTGCTAATTGCTCTATTTTCTGGAAGCTGTCCATTACTTACCCTTCAACAGCGTCTTATTGCCTCTTGCCTGACGCAGCATACCGTAACACTGGCCTGCGGCCTGCTCCTGCGTCTTGCCCTCTTTAGATACGAGATGAGCAATGCAGCGGCTTATATAGTCCTTGCTCGATTCACCTTTTCTTATTTCTGGCATTATGGCCTCTTTTCTAACCCAACGTAGTCTTTAACCCCCGCCGCCGCTCTTCCGGCACAAGAAAGCCCGGGCTGACAAGCTCTGTGCTCGCTCTGCCCTTCATACGTCTGAGCTTCTCCCACAAAGACTCTTTGGCCGCCATAACTTCCGGCGCTGATATTGTTGTTGGAGCCGGGGGTGGCGGTGCTGGTATCTTTACTCTTTTACTTCCGAAACTCATTTTTTCACCTGTGCAATCTCAACCTGTTGTAACTGCTAACATTACGCTGAACTCCCGAAGATATCCTTATAGGTATTGGCTGCGGATATCCCAAATGCTTTCCGCCGATAGTACTGAATCGCCATTGCATAGCCATTGTTTGCATCGCGTCTGCCGGATGGCTGGCCCAGTCGTGAAACGGATCTTTCTTGAAACATGATTTTTCCTCATCCCACTCATATCTGTAAAATGACAATGCCTTTATCAAATCTCGTGTAGTTTTCTCGTTGAATACCAAATGGTCAAACATGGCCCTAACAGCATCGATTCCATCAGCTTTGAGTTTCGGCCTGTCAACAACTTTCATTATGCTGCCTAACAAAGTATCGTATGTGTCCTTAAGTACAATGCCCGTCCCTTTTTCGTGGTTCATTATATCGTGTGGCCCAAAGTGGTCATGGTAAACATAATCTTTCTTTTGTAGCTGGGCCGCGTGATAAGGAGCACCTCTGCCAATCTTACTATAAAAATCTATGATTCTGACCTGACTTTTGATAAACTGTGCAAACACAACACAAGTGGCATCACCATAGCCAATATCCCAAAATGTATAAACCGGAGCAGTTCTATCCCAAGGGTAAAATCCTATCCTGCCCGTGTTTCGTGCCTCTTCTATTTCTTCGCCGTAAACCGCCCCCTCAACAGACTGCTCAAACGCTTCTTCTGGCGTTGATGGATGCTCCCTTTTCATGTACTTACCAAGCCCGGCAGGGCCGTCTTTTTTGAGAGAATACCAAGCCATTTGTTCAGGCGTTAGCCTGATGTTCTCTCTTCCCTCCAATATTTTGAAATAGTCTATCAGAGATGCGCTAATATTTATACCAAGTGGATTCGTTTGATTGCCAGGGTGCATATACCACGGAAAGAAATGGAACCTTATCTCTTGTGGGTTTAGCTTTCTGCTCTGCAATTCTGCGTTTTTGGTATTTGTTTCTGACGACCTGGCTATGTCGTAAAAATCGCCCGCCGCCCCTTCTGCCGTGCTTTCATCAAATAAGTAGCTGCCTTCATGCAGTGTTGGCAATGCTCCTGTTTTTATCTCTCTGGCCTTTTCAGGATATTTGGCACATATTTTTGCGTGCTCAGAAATGTGAAGCATCCTTAATGTTGCCGACCTCATAGAAGTACCAACCCATATACTTGAGCCGTTTGACAGCCTTAATTCCATGGCATCGCTCTTTTCGAGCCTTCTCGCCGACTTTAACGATTCTGGCAAATTTTCGTAGGGATATTTAATTTTATTGTAGAATATTCTTTGAGCGCTTTTAAGGTCATGGGCAATTATCCCGGCATGGACATTATCATTAAAAAGGCAAGCATCCAGCATAAACAAGTCAATTTCGGTTGTTATTCCGTGCTGACGAGATTTTAATATAAGATTCCAAAACCACATATTATCGTATAATGCCTCTAAAACGGGTCTACTAGACATATTAAATACAATGTCATTACTCTGCTCATCCACAATATGATAAAGATTATTTAGCCGCCATTTACGGTCAGACATCTGCTTCTTTATCTTCACCTGGCGGCTTACTAATTTTTCCATCCAGCTGCTCCAAAAATTCCTGTAGCTTGTTTGTTAAGCCATGCTCTGTAACCGTTGTGTCTTTCCAATTTGCGTTTGCTTTAAGCCAGAATATATGCCCTCCGTGATGTTTCGCGCCCAACTGCTCCTCATGATACATTTCTATCTTTGTCTTTGCCGCTTTTATTATGCAAAAAAACCCCTCATCATAACCCTCATAATCAAGTAAACTATTTCTGCTTACAAACCCAAGATGAAGAGCCAATCCGCATATCGTCGGCGGTCTTCGTTCCAGTTTCACTGTCTCAAAGTATTTAACGACAGCTTCTTGCATTTCATCTGGAGAATTGTATTTCCTTGGTCTTGCCATTACTCAAAAGCATCCCTCAAAGCCTTAATCTGTACTCTCTCATAGTTTGCAAGGTACTCTATCGCTTCATACTTGGCCTCATGTTGCTGTGTATTGCCTTCCTGCAGCTTGCCCAAGTTCTCGCCAATCTGAACTGCTAATCCTTCAATGGCCTGCACGTATACTATGTTGGTGTTATTTCCGGCCATTTCCTAAAAACCAAATGTCCAATTAAGATTTTACAAACTTCTATCTATTTTATTTATAAGGGTTTACGTTAATTCCACTTGACTTTTGCCTTTCTAATCTTATATTTATATAGAATGGAAACCGGTCGAATCCAACTAATTAAAACATTGCAAGCTCGGTATATTGCAAACCTTGACCGGTTTTCAGCAATAGCCGGGCTTGCTTATTATTGAAGGGATGGAATTATGAAAATATTTACAAGCCAAGAATACGGTGATGTTAACGAAGCAAGAATTGAAGCCTTTGCTTATTGCCGCGAGGTCAACCACC